CTTTAAATTTGGATATTAATTTTTATCCTATATTTGAAGAAATAACAAACCAAATGAGCGTACAAGAAGGACTACTAATCAGAAGATCAAGAAAGAAAAGCGGATACACACAGCTAGAACTTTGCAAAAAGCTAGGACTATCTCATGCACCTATCAATCAGGTAGAGAATGGATGGGAATCTATAAGCCTGTTCAATCTTAGGATGATCTGTGAGGCTATAGGTCTTGAAGTAGTGATCAAAGAAAAGAATCAGAATGCCTAGAATGCTACCCAAATCACCACTAGACTATTCCCTTGAGATCCGCTACAGGCTTTCAAATGGGGAATGGTCAATGTGGATGAATAAAGGGAAGGGTAGCTTTCAAAGTATTGAGATAGTGCAGAGGCAGATCAGACTCCTAGCAGCCTCATATAATGGCAGAGAGAAGGAAGTACGCTTTGAGTGGAACGGATGGCTGTGTGATTTTGCAGGGCTTCCTACGGGCGAAGTAATAAGCCTAAAATGAAAGCGATCGGGTGGCTATATGACAATGAATTCAAATATGTATTTCAGAATATAGGAAAAGATCTTTGGGAAGATCTCAGGCAGGAGGTAGCGGTCATAGTCCTGGAATATGATGCAAAAAAATTGCAAGAACTAGAAGCCAAAGGAAAACAGGTCTTCAAGTTTTGGATAGTTCGGATCTGCTGCAATCAGACCAATAGCAAATATGGGAAGTTTGGCAGGATGTATGCAGCCCTAGTACCTGTGGAGGATATAGTCAAGTTCATCAAGGAAGAAGAAGAAATAGACAATAGTCAAGCGGTGGCAGACTCGATATCTAAGATCATTGAAACCCTGTATTGGTATGATCAGGAGATTCTCAAGATGTATGTAGAACTTGGTTCAGTTAGGAAGGTATCAAAGCAGACAGGCATCCCACACACTTCAATTTTTATCACAATTAAAAATATCAGAAAATGTATCAAGCAGCAACTAGTATACTAGGATCAATAGGGATAACCCTGATCTACTTCTACATCCTTAACTTTCCTAAATTTTTTAAGAAAGTCACAGGTAGGAATTTGGTCAAGCCTTTTAGCTGTTCCTTCTGTATGTCCTTTTGGATCAGCCTCTTTTTTCTAATCTTAAAAACGGATTTACTAGAAGCGATATTTATATCTAGTATAGTACCCTTCATCTATCTGTATGTGGAGGATCATTTCACTAATAAATTTCAACTATGACACCTGAAGATCACGAACTATTCAAGAAGCACTTTGAACTCTATGAGTGCTACAAAAAACACGCTTTCATTCGCAACTACGATAAGGAAGTGTACAATGATTTGATTCACCTATACACTACCTATGTCAATGCGAAGCACAACTTCTCACATTGGTGTAGTAGCTGTAGAGCAGAACTAGTCAACTACCTGTATGGGTGGTATGTGAATGAAGAAAACACCACATGGTACAGAGAACAGCCTCAAGAGGAAGTAGTAGAAGTGCCTTTCAACACAGAAGAACCTGTGATTGAAAACAAGCCGATCAAGAGAAGAAGAAAACCAAATACATAAACATGGACAACAAACCAAAAACTAGACTAGGAAACGGAAAGAAAAGAAGTGATTCATGGATCACGGCTGCTATCTGCTTATCCGATGCAGAGGCACACGCTTACACCTACAATGGGAAGAAGTATGTCAATCTCAACATCAACATCTACGATAAGCCGAATGAATACGGGAAGGATGTAGCCATTACCTTAAACGATTACAAAAAGGAAGAAAATAATAGCCCACAGGTTAACAAATTCCCTACTACTCCTGGAAATTATCAGGCTGAAGAATACGATCTACCATTCTAAAAAAAACCAATCATGTCAAAATTTCAATTGAATTTTAATAGTGAAAACAAAGTGATCAGCATAACCCTTGAAGATGAAGAACAGGGAATCTTTGATCTAGCTTACTTGTTTAAGAAGTTGCTAGATGATGCAGGAATTCCTAACAAGCTAGAGGAAAAGGATATCACACCTGTAGAACCTTTGCAAGTAGCGAATCAAAAACTAGACTAAGAATCTACAAAAATCAACACTATGAAAAAGCCTGAGAGATCCGTGATAGAGCAAGCCATTGTCAAGGCATTTGGAAACCTATCAGCAGCCTCAAAGTCATTAGGGGTAGATAGAGTAAGCCTATATAAATGGATTGAACAGGATGGTCTAGAACAGGCTGTAGTAGAAGGCAGGAATTCTAGGCTTGATTTCGTAGAAGGGAAACTAGATCAGAAGATAGATGGCGGTGATACTACTGCTATCATCTTCTTTCTTAAAACTCAGGGAAAGTCTAGGGGCTATGTCGAAAGGCAGGAGATCACAGGTGCAGATGGGAAGAAATTTTTTGAAGTGACTATTCTAGATGAAAGTATCTAGTATAAAAACAAATAAAGTATTCAGGCATCTTGAGACTAGCAAAGCTAAGATAGTAGTTCAGCAAGGTGGCACTAGATCAGGGAAGACCTATAACATCCTTCTATGGATCATTTTTTCATACTGCGAAAAGAACACGAATAAGGTCATCACGATCTGTAGGAAGACCTACCCTGCTTTGAGGGGTACTGTCATGCGTGACTTCCTTACCATCCTGAAGGATCATGAGATCTACTCAGAAGATGATCACTCAAAGACAGCATCAGAATACAGGCTAAACGGCAACACCATAGAATTCATATCCCTTGATATGCCTCAGAAGATCAGGGGTAGAAAGAGGGATCTACTTTTTTGCAATGAGGCTAATGAATTGACCTTTGAAGATTGGCAGCAGCTACTATTCAGAACGAATGAGAAGGTGATCATTGACTTCAATCCTTCAGAGGAATTTCATTGGATCTATGATCAGGTGCTACCTAGGAAGGATGTAGAATTCTATCAGACTACCTACAAGGATAACCCTTTCCTGGGGGCAGAGATCAAAGCAGAGATTGAAAGACTCAAGGAGATAGATGAAAACTATTGGAGGGTCTACGGGCTAGGAGAAAGGGGGCAGAGCAGATCTCTAGTATATACCTTCAGTACCACCAAAGAAATACCAAAGGAAGCCAAGCTAGTAAGCTATGGGCTTGACTTCGGATATAGTTCAGATCCTACTAGCCTAGTGAGAACCTACATCTTAGATGATTCCATGTATGTGGATGAATTGCTATACAGAACAGGCATGACCAATCAGGACATAGCAAATGAGATGAAGGTACTAGGGCTTGACAGGAGCAATGAAGTATTCGCAGATAGTGCCGAACCTAAAAGCATTGAGGAGATCTACAGGATGGGATGGAATGTGAAGCCTACCATCAAAGGATCTATCAACATAGGGATAGACATCATCAGGAGATACAAGCTATTCGCAACAGAAAGAAGCTACAACCTGATCAAGGAACTACGGAACTACAAATACATTGAAGATAAAAATGGTCTGCTAACTAATCGCCCCGTGGATAATTTTAATCATGCACTAGACGCACTTAGGTATTCGGTGGTGAATAAGATCACATCAAGTCATCTAGGGAAGTACTCATTCAGATAGATACATCAAACCAAAAAAATATATTTCTTTTTATGTGGGATAAACTTACAGTAGGGCAGTTCATCAGCCTGTACGATATCGAGACAAACTCAAATCTGAACATCATTGAGAAGCAGCAAAAAATGCTTTCAATTGTGGAGGGGAATGATGAAGAATTCTATGATGATTTCAAGTACAGAGATCTCTTGCATGAGTATGCTGAGAAGCTATCCTTCTTTGACAACATCCCTGAGACCAAGCCTGTAGACTATTTGCAGGTAGGAGATAACAGATACAAGTTCTGCTTTGAACTACACGAGATCACGGCAGGGCAGTACATAGATATCCTTTCATTTAGTGGGGAGATCATGCAGATCAATAAGATTGCTGCCTGCTTCTTCCTTCCTATGCAAGGTGATAAGTATCAAGGCTATGGGGTAGTCCCTCATGATGTGGTGGCTGATGATTTGCTAGGGGCAAATTTTCTAGAAGTATATAGTTGTATGCTTTTTTTTTGTCAATTATTCAGCGAATTAATAAGCAATACTATAACCTACTCAATGCTGAATCAGGATCTAGCGGAGAAGGTAGTGGATTTATGGAAAGGTGGGGGTGGGTATTTAGCACTAAGCAGGTGGCAGACTTCCAAAATATCACAGTCAATGCAGCCTATGATCTCAGGGTGATTGAGTACTTGAATACCCTAGCATACTTGAAGGACTTTAACAAAGACAAAGAAGCACAATATAAAAAATGGCAGTTGCAACAAAAGATGAAGTAGCAAATATCACGATAGGAGGGAATAAACTTCGAGGGAATCAATATGTCCTAAAGGCAGAAGAAATACTACTTCAAAATGTAGAGAGCGCACTACTTCGGCTAGGCTATAACTTAGCGGATAAACTTGAGGCAAATGCACCAATGGATCAAGGAGGTCTTAAAAAATCCTTTGGACAGCCTAACATCATTGAAACTAAGTACGGATATAAAGTAGAAATCCCAACAGGTGCAGAATACTTTGACTACATAGATAAGGGGGTCAAGGGTGTAAAGCATAGCATCAAAAACAAAAAGGTCTATCCTAATTCAGAAGGTAGGTACTATCAATTTAAGAATTACTATATGCCTCCTGAAGCCTTGAAACAATTAGAAGGATGGATGCAAAGGAAGAACATGGAGATAGAGGCTAGAAATCTTAGGATCAAAACAGGTGATGAAACTCTGAAGGGTAGAAGAATACTACCACAGATTTCTACTAGTGTGACCTTATTTGCCTACTTCTTAAAGAAGTACGGAATAGCAGGTACTAACTTCATCAAGAGATCAGTAGATGAAGCCACCCCTCAGTTTAATGTCGATATCCAAACCATAGGAGCAACTTCACTAGTTTTAAGAATAAGCAAATGATAACACTCACCCAACCTAGCATAAATATCCTACCTGCATTTAACAGGATTAACTACAGCATAAGCAGCACGAACTCAGAAGAGATAGGCTTCAAGTATGTGGTGAAGGTATACAATGCAGCAAATGAATTGGTAACTACTGCCTACTATGATAGCCCTGCTGATGCAGGAGATCCTGTAGAATTTGATGTCTCTAAGTATGTCTCTGTAGATTTCACCTATTCTAAGGGATTCTATGAGACTGCAAATTCATCTAGTTCTACCAATGTGATCAAGGGCTTCTACCTGAAGTGCTATGAGTACTATGAAGTAGGTGGGGAGTTCGTGATAGTTTTGGCTAGTGAAGTAGTGAGTTCTACTAAGTATGTTTTTGCAGGTGCTTTGCCTTTGCTAGAATTAAAAAATTGGTATGCAAATCAGGCACAATATTGGGGATCTAGTAATACTGTCTACAAGCCTTTATCAGATTGGACTACTATCAAAGTAAGGGAATCAGATTCACAGATTATATCCTTTATCAATACAGGGCTTTTGACTAATTGTGAACTGCTAGTCACCTACACAAACGCTACTACAGCAACCTACTATATCACACCTTCGGCAGTAGCTACTACAAGTGTGACCTATTTCAAGATCACACCCATGACCTACGGGTCGAATGTGGAATCTATTCAGTTATTTGTGAATTGGAATAATGGATCTGCAAGGCGGTATAAATTTGCTACCCTATACACTCAATCCTGTGGGAAGTATGACCCTATGAGGATAGCCTACCTAAACAAATACGGGGCTTTTGATTTCTTTAACTTTGACCTAGTGAATAAGACTAGTTTTCAGATTGAAAAGAAGGGATATGAAAGGAACTATTCAGGGGATATCTATGAGGCTGATGGAATAGTGGTCAAGAATATCAATCCGATCTACTACACAAATGAAACACAGAATTGGAAGATTATTTCAGACTATCTAACAGATTCCCAGGCGGAACTACTTCGTGAACTGCATTCTTCCCCTTTGGTCTTCTTGAATGTGGTGAATGATAACTACATCACCCCTTCATGGATTCCTGTGAAGCCTATGCCTACTAGCTATGAGATTAAGAAGACTGCTTCTGATAAGGTCTTTAATATTGAACTAGATGTGGAACTTCAACTTTCTAACCCCCGACAGGTAATATGAGCGCACGGCTATTTGTAGAAGGAATTGAGGCGGATACCCTAGGTGATATAGATGTAGAATTCACCTTCTCTGTGGCTGATGTTAGCGACATTGAGAGAAGGAATACATCCTATTCAAAGACATTAACCCTACCAAGTACGGCAAAGAATCAGCAGCTATTCGGCAACATCTTTGACATCTCTGTAAGCAATGACTACATAGTAGGGGATGTAAACATAGGGCAGAACTTCAACCCTGCAAAGCAGGCACAGGCGCAGATCTTCCTAGATAATGTCAAAATCTTTGATGGAGTTCTAAGGATGATGAAGATCAACTCAAAATCAGGGGACATAGTATATGAGGTGAATATGTTCGGAAGACTTCGGGACATCCTTCATGAACTAGGGGATAAGACTCTAGCAGATCTAGATTTTGATGACTATGACCATGTTTGGAATAGAACCAATATAGAGGCTTCTTGGAGTAGAACAGATTGGGTAGATGGAGCGCAGAACTATGTCTATCCTTTGGTAGACTATGGCTATTCAACAGATGGCAATGTCACCTTTCCTATCACCAATTTCAAACCTGCTGTTTTTATAAGTGAGATTCTAAAGAGGATCTTTGCGGAAGCGAACTTCCAAGTGACTGCCCCGATCTTCAGTTCAGTCTATTTCAGAAAGCTACTTTTGATCACGGCAGAGAAGACCATCACCAAGGAAAGCACTACCCTACTGCATCAGACTCCTGTACTTTATCAGCAGGAAGTGACTACAGATGCAGCATTCTCAAGGCTACTAAATTTCAGTAGTACTTTGGCTTCAGGATTCACGATTCAGAACTCAGGTACTAGGTTCAGATGGAATAAGACACAGAACCTGAACACGGGTTTGACCTTGAATCTAAGGCTATCTTTTGAATCCTTGCAGGCATTCACAGAGAATGTGTGGACTATCTCAGTATTGAAGAATGGATCTGAAATTTTGTTTTCTTCTAGGAATGTGAATTTCATTTCAGTAGGTCAATTTTATCTATGGGATGTAGAAATCACAGGAGGAATAGACCTTGCTTTTGATGACTACTTTGAGATCCGTTTGAAGGGAGAGATTGCAGGATCAGGAACTAATACACAACTTCAGACAGAGGTAGTAGTAGCACCTATAGGTTCTTTCAAGATAGGCAACACAGTACCCGTGGCGGTAGAACTAGAGCAGGGGGATACTATGAAGATAGAATACACCCTTCCAAAATCCTTGAAGCAGCGTGACTTCTTGAAGTCTATCATTTCTATGTACAACTTGTATGTGACACAGGACAGGCTTCGGACAAATGTCCTAGAGATAATCCCATACAATGAATTCTACAGAACCTTCAAGGATCAGGCACTAGATTGGAGTGATAAGCTAGATCAAAGCAAAGAGATCTCAATCACCCCACTATCAGAACTTTCAGCCAAGGAATACAGGCTTACATTTGATGATGATGCCGACTATTGGAGTACTTCCTACAAGACTAAGTTCAATCAAGCCTATGGTGAAAGTAGAACCATCATAGACAATGACTTTATACTAGACACAAAGACTGTGAAGGTGGTCTTCAGTCCACCTGTAATGAGGGAGCAGGTAGCAGGGCAGATCATGATTCACCTATACAAGGTAGAAAATGGGGTCAAAATACCTGATAACTTCAAGCCTAGAATAGCCTATTGGAAGCCACAGGTAGCGTGCCCTGCTTGGAAGATAAGATATGCAGGGAATGTAGATGTGACCTACACAGCCTATCCTTATGCAGGTCACCTAGATGATCCTATAGCACCGAATACAGATGTGCTTTTCGCTAATCCTAGGGAGGTGTATTTCTCGATTGGTGTATATCCAGGAGTTAATCTATACAAGGAATACTACGAAGGACTGATCACTTCAATAGGGGACAGGAATAGTAGGCTTCTTGAGGGGTATTTCTACTTGACACCTACGGACATCATGAACCTAGATTTCAGGACTATTGTGAAAGTAGGGGTTCACTTCTTCCAACTTGAGAAGGTGGATAAATATAACCCAATAGCGAACGGGCTTTCCTATGTATCCCTTTTCAAGATCCTGAGAAACATCAGCCCTGTAGACTATGACTACATCCTTCTTGAAGATGACTTCTATATGCTACAGGAAAACGGAACTTCTAGATTTTATATTTAATCGATATGGCAGATAAGAGAATAAGTCAACTAGTAGAGCGCATAAACATTGCGAATAATGATGTTCTACCTATAGTAGCAAGCGGTGCTACCACTACCAACAAAGTAACTGTTTCCACCTTACAGGATTGGATGCAGGACAACCTAGATGTAGGGGTCACTTCTGTAGGTCTTTCTATGCCTTCGGCTTTTACTGTCACCAATAGCCCCGTAACTACTTCAGGGAATATCTCTGTAGTAGGTGCAGGAACAGTATCCCAATACATCCGTGGTGATGGTAGTTTAGCAGACTTCCCTCAAGGTGGAGGCGGTGGCGGTGCTTCGGTTAACTACTACCTAAATGGATCAGTATCTCAGGGTACTATCGGAGGGATTGCCTACAGAGAAATAAATAAGACACCTATTCTAGGTGCAGGTACAGACTTTGTGGCTATTGCAGACGGGTATCTAGCTTCATTTATTACGGATGCAGGTGACCCTAGCCTACTACAAATCCCAGGAGGGAATTGGAATTTTGAAACCTATTTTAGTGCATCTTCAGGAGGTGGTACTCCTACTTTTTATGTAGAACTTTACAAAGTAGATTCAGGGGGAACGGCTACTTTGATAGCTTCAAATTCAGGTACTCCTGAACTCATAGCATTTGGCACTACTATCACCCCATACTTTTCTACCCTTGCAGTCCCTACTACTTCGCTAACTATCACGGATAGACTAGCACTCAGGTACTATGTGGCAAGATCAGGAAGGACTATCACCATGCACACGGAGAATAGTCACCTTTGTCAAATCATCACCACATTCACCACAGGCTTAACTGCCTTGAATGGCTTGACTGCACAGGTGCAGAACTTCGCAACGGGTACAAGTGGAACAGACTTCACTATATCAAGTTCAACTTCTACCCACACCTTCAATCTACCTGATGCTTCAGCTACGGCTAGAGGTGTAGTCAGTACAGGAACTCAGACCTTCGCAGGTGCAAAGACTTTCAATAGTAGCGTTACGGCTTCATCATTAATTCGAACAGGTGGAACTTCTAGTCAATTCTTAAAAGCGGATGGTAGTGTAGATTCTAATTCCTATGCATTGAACTCTTCTTTAAGTCTATACCTACCTTTAAGCGGTGGTACTATGACAGGGATTTTAAATGTAGGAAGTGGCAATTTAAGAATAGCATCTGAAGGTACTTCTAATCCTACAATTTTAAGGAACTTCACAGGTACAGCACAAGGGCAGAGTTCATTCAATAACATAGGTTTTAACAATTCCAATAATTTATATTTTACAAAAAATTTAAATAACGGGTGCATATTCAGTTTTAACAATACTGCATATCGAACCTATACTTTTCCTGATGCAGATGCTACTATAGCTTCTACTTCTGATTTAGGTGCTTACCTTCCTTTGACAGGTGGAACTCTATCAAATAACCTATTCATAACGGGTGGAGGTTTGCAAGTTAGTGGTAGTACATCGGCTAACAGACAAGTAGCAGAACTTTACACTTCAGGGTCGGTATCAAGACTAGCTGCTTCCTATGTCGGTGCTTCATCTTATGGTAGTTTAGAATTATTAACTTCAGGATTGGCAAGGCTTACAATAGCCGACACAGGCGCAGCTACCTTCTCAAGTACAGTTAGAATAAATGGAACAGGTCAATCACTTTTAATTTTCCCGACTACTACAGATAGTGCAAGAATTCAAATTCAAACTACAGGAGGAGGTAACTTAGTTGTAGGAACTGATTCATCAACAGGCGGTTCTTTAGCATCAGGTACAAACGCTTATGCTTCTGTTTTTTCAAGTGGAAGTACAAGAGATTTAGTTCTTGGAACAAATAGTGTAGCAAGATTAACTATCAACGGAAGCACAGGCAATGTATTAATAGGAACTAGCACAGATGCAGGGGCAAACCAACCTATACAGATTGTCAAAACAGGTGCATCTAATTATTTAAGATTACAAACAGAGAATAATGCAAGTTATGACTGTGGTCTGTTTTTCACAGATGGAACAAATGCAGTTTATTCAGGAATGCTTAGAGCAACTTCGGGTTTAACGGGTGCATATTCTATATTTACAGGTGGAGCGGTTAGAATGAGTGTGACTTCGGCAGGCAAAGTAATTGTAGGAGCATCTAATTTTACATATCCTGTAAGCATTGAAGCACAATCAGGAGGAGGTCAATTAGCCTTAACTAGAAGCGGTGCATACACGGAATTCTACATGAGTGGAAGCACAGGTTCAGGAACTGAATTATATGTTCGGTCAGGTGGTAGTGGTGGTGTTTACTTAGCAGCAGGTGGGGTATCTTGGTCGAATGGTTCAGATGAAAGACTAAAAACGGATTTAGTAGATATTGAAAATGGCTTAGAAAAGGTGGCTTCTTTGCGTTCCGTAATTGGTAGATATTTGACAGATGATGAAGATAAAAAGCGTCCTTTTCTAATTGCTCAAGATGTAGAAAAAGTGCTACCTGAAGCGGTGGTGACTAGTGAAGAAACAGGCAATTTAGGACTTAACTATACTGAAGTAATTCCTTTGCTAGTAGCAGCTATAAAAGAACTTAAAACAGAAATAGATTCACTTAAAAACCAAATGCAATGAAAATCACATTAACAGAAGACCAAATCAAAATGCTAGAAGCATGGGCACAAGAGTTGCCTACTAAGTACGGGATGTCCTTCATCCAATTCCTAGCACAGCAAGTGCAGGAGCAGAACCCGAAGGAAGAAGCAGAATAA